GTAATATGAAAATATACAATGAGCGAACCCTCAAAAACATTTACAAAATGATACCCCCTATGCTATAATAGACTCATCAAAGGAAATGAGCGCTCACCTTTGAACCAAAAACAAAACAATTTAAAACAAAAGGAGAACCCAACTATGGAAACAACCGCATTGATTGCAAACGCAACAACTCATGAAAGCAAAGTAAACCTTTTTCGTGCACTGACCAACGCAAGTCCGTTCAGTGAAGCAGTTAACAAAACCTTATCTGTGGTACAGATTATCGACCAGCCCGCGGCCAACGATCAGGGCGAGCCGGTCAACCGTTATTTCTTCCTTTGCGAAGATGGATCCGCCTACATGTCTATGGCCTTGGGTGTTGATAGCTGTGTCAAAGCAGTTAGATCAATTTGGGGGTCGGATTTTGCCGAACCTTTGCAGATCGTCCCTTGTCAGGTTAAGACGAAGAACGGCCACACTTATAAATTTACTGTACTGTAAATTTATTAAAACTCAAAATTATAGCCCGGTTTATCCGGGCTATAATCATTTAATGGTGAATGTATATGAAAAAATTTATTCATACGAAACAACGAAAAGCGGTACTTGCAACAGTAATTCGGGAGTATAATTACAATATACGCCGAGCCGCAGCATTGAAAGCACATGGAAAATATCAGGGAGTTGTACTTCCTAAAATATTAAAGGTTGACAAAGAATTTGCGGAAATAACAACATTAGAGGAATACAACGAATTTATCAACCGACTAAGAGAAACAAGCCGAGCTACCAGAGAAGAAAAAACCATTCAGCTTGGCAAGTATAAAACCATCGAAACCCAAACCACACGAATAATTAAAAAACAGCAAGAAAGAAGTATTCAGGCGTTCATTAGAAATGAAACGCCTGCCAAAACTGAATTTAAATCCGAAAAAGCGTTAAAACAATTTATACAAAGATATCAAAAAGAAACCTTTGAATCATTCAACGAAGCGCGGGCAGAGGTATTCAAAGATAATGTTGTAATAGCCTTAACAGCGCTTGGCTTTATGGATTTGGTTAGCGAATGGCAAAGACTATCACTCATTCAGGTGGATTCAGTAAACCGTGCGTGGCCTGAAGCGGTAGAAGTGATGTGGGCGGCCTATGAGTCTAAGGATGAAAGCAAATACCAAGAAGCCTATGACCGAATGCGAACAGCTATAAATGGTGTAAAGGGTATCGTAAAATATACAAAAGGTAAAGTAAAATGAACGAATATATTTCCGATTTTGAAACACAAAAAGATCCGGACACTGGTGTCATGTCTGTATGGGCGTGGTCTATTGTGGAGGTTGATAATTTGTCTAATATTCAATACGGAAATAATATTGAAACATGGCTATCAGCGATTCAGGGGCTTCCGAACGGAGCCTTGATCGGTTTTCATAACTTAAAATTTGACGGAAGCTATATTTTGAGTTATCTTTTAGGTGTTGCAAAATGGGAATATAATGACAATCCAAAAGCAAGAAAAGCAAAAACAGTTGAATGCTTAATCAGTTCAATAGGCGTACATTACAATTATCGAATAAACTTCACAAAAAGAAAATATGTTAAAATCTATGACACATTAAAAATTTTCAATATGAGCGTTTCGCAAATTGCTAAATCGTTCGGAATCAAAGAGAAAAAAGGCTCAATCGATTATGCAGCATTTCGCGGATATAACTATACAATGACTCCGGAAGAAGTCGAATATCTTACCAATGATGTAATAATTGTAGCCAAAGCAATTAAGCAATTCCGGGATGAGGGACACGAACGAAATACCATAGCTTCAAACGCTATGCGTTATTATAAGAAAAATAGTTACTATTCAAATTATGAATTTTTAACATACTTTCCTCATCTTGACGATGATTTATACCACCTACTAAAACGCGCCTATAAAGGCGGGTATTGTTATGTCAATCCAAAATTCAAAGGTAAGCAGGTAGGCCATGGCCGGGTATATGATGTAAATAGCTTGTACCCCTCTGTAATGAGTGACCCGTTAAACAAATATCCAATCGGCACACCGGTATTCTTTGAGGGTAAATATAAAGACGATCCAATCTACCCGTTATATATACAGTTTATAACAGCGCAGTTTGAATTGAAAAAAGGCAAAATTCCCACTATTCAAATTAAAAACGATAAACGATTCAACCCTCGAGAGTATGTAAAAACAACCGGTTGCTTAATGGTTAACCTATATTTAACTAATGTTGATTTAGAAATGTTCTACGAGTGCTACAATATAAAAGAAATACAATATATAGGTGGCTATAAATTTATAGGCCGATCAGGAATTTTTATTGATTATGTAAACCATTTCAAAGAAATGAAAATGCAGGCAACCATTGAAAAGAACGCAGGAAAAAGGAGCATTGCAAAATTGTTTCTAAATTCCTTATACGGAAAATTTGGTACCAGCAACGATAAATTTGTTAAACGGCCATATATCAATAGCAAAGGGGTTCTTGTTTATGAAACAGTTGAAACCCCGCGACCTGCTAAGACAGTGTATGTACCTGTGGCCGCATTCGTGACAGCCTATGCCCGGCGCTTCATTCAAACGCTTTTCATAAAGAATGTAGATCGTTGTTGTTACTGTGACACGGATAGTCTACATTTGATTGGTGATGATCCACCAAAGGGCGTAAAAATCAGTGATACAGAATTTAATTGCATGGCTCATGAGTCCAGCTTTTCAAGGGCTAAATTTTTGGGTGCAAAATTGTATATTGAAGAAGACGAACAAGGTAACCTTGATGTAAAGGCTGCAGGTCTTGGGCAAAATGAAATTGTAAAAAATCAAATCACATTTGACAACTTTAACACCGAGCAAGAATATTTCGGAATCCTGAAAAGCAAAACAGTGCAAGGCGGTGTTGAGTTAAGCGAATCTACATTTAAGATACGCGAGCGCGGCACACGGTTTTAATAAACAGTGTCGATTATTTAAGCGAATTTGCTCAAATTTATTTACAGTTTTTTGCATTTGTGGTATAATTAAGGCAAGAAATGAGGAAAGAAACAACTAAATTAAAAGGAGTAAAAATATGGGAAAAATGTTTGAAAAAAGATGGGATCGTCACAATGGATATGCAACCTCTTATTGGGTTGATATTGAAAAACCGATCATTATTTTTGATTCAGGTGCAAACGCGTTTGTAAAATATGCTGATTTGGCATTTGAAGATCAAAATATAGTTGATCTTGCCGAGGATATATTTGAAGAAGCTTTCAATCAAATATTGGCATTTGGTGGGAAGTTTTATGAAAAACTTAATTATAATCGTTTTTCACTTTTGAGAGAAATTAAAGGATTCGGCGAAACAGTTTATAGCCTTAGTGATTTTAGGGAGGTGTAAAAAGTGATCCGTTTTTTAATCAAACAACAATTCGCTTGGGCTGAAAAATGCTTTGATAGTGAGGGAGAAATAAAAAAGCCTTTTGAGCGTTATTTTGCTTCATTCATCAATCAGGTGTTAAAGGGTAAAAAAGAAATAACGCTAAGAGTACCAAATACATTGACCGGTGTTCGTGGTCTTATTTACTTTTCAAACGCTTTGGATTTGATACGCTACTTAATTGAAGTCCACGAAGAAAAAAATATTGTTTCGTTAACATTCAAAATGAACGCTAACGCAAAATCAATGCACGCGGCAAGAAATGTAATAGCGAGGTATGAAAAATGAATTTTATGGAAATATTTGACATACAGTATGATGAAGAAAAAGTCAAAGAATGTGATAAAAAAAAAAAAAAAAAAAAAACCAGCAGTGTCAACCGCGTTACAAGCAATCCTTGCAGATCGAGGTTACAAGGTGCTTGAAATAAAAACCTTTTCCGGGGCTACATTTGTAGGAACGGACATCAAAATCAAATTCAATAATATTCTTTCAACAAAATGTGTCTATTGCAACGATGTATTCTTTTCTACAATTCAAAACATATCGGAAGTGCGGATCTTATTTTTCAGTTAAAATAAAAGAAACCGGGGATTTCTCCCCGGGTCTTTTTATTTGTAGCGTTTACAAGCAATATTATAATCATAAATGCAAATCCACCCGGAGGGGATCCGCGCCCAAATATTTTTATTCCCTTTGTAAACCAATTCAAGAATGGTGCATTTTGTGCCGCGCTTTAGGTAGGCAATATTGTTTTTTTCGTCACGATTCAAACAATGCTTTTTGCCGTCCGAAGTCAAATCCTTGATCTTTTTTCGTCCGGTGTTCGCGCCTGCACCTTTGTAAACGCCGCGCACATAGGTCAATGTGATTGTCGATCCAATTTTAGGGTGTGGGTACTCAAAAATAGCACCGCGGAGCTTAGGCCGAAGCACACCAAGCACCCCGTTGTAAGTGTGCTTTACTTTTTTACATTTTGAACCCCTCGGCCAATTTTGATCGAACGATTCAAACCAGCTTGTATTTCCGTTCCCTGTGGCTACGGCAATATGGCCGTAAGGTGATATTTTTGTACCCCATACAACAATGTCACCTTTTAAGGGTACGAAAGTAGGGTTGTTTTTGATTTTTTCAAATTTTTCAACAAGCGGTTTTCTTTTTTCAAAGTTCGTGAAATAGTCAACTGCATTTCCCCAAGCCCCGGGTTTGATACCGAAGCAGGAATTTAAGTAAACCTTAGCCAAATCCACACATTGGGCACCGGACACATGGTCATAGTCAATTAGTTTACCTTTACATGAATTGTAAAATTGATCGAATGTCATTCCGTGTACCCCTTTTCTTTCGCTTCATCTTTAACAATATCACCGGCAATAGCCGCAGATGTGAAGCTGTTATTCTTCCACCAACTCCAAACTGTGGAAAACACTGTTAAAAGTGTGGAAAAAAACAAATATACCTCATCATCGGAAAACGGAAGCGGGTTTTTGCCGATCATAGTTAAAACTGAATTGAGAAGTGCAATAAAAGTTACGATTGTTCGAATAATGGTATCTTTTGAAATATTTTTCATTTTAATTTGTCCTCCAAATCTTGAATGCGATGATCTGATACTTGCTGTCGCAGTTCTTGCAGTGCAACTCTTTGTTGCAAATTGTTATATTTTTCTTGCTTTTTTTCAAGTTGTTTAATTCTGTACAATGTCTTTGAATTTGCAAGCCACGCGGTGAGCGATGTGCCCACCAGCGTGACCGCAGATGACAGAATTATAGTCAACTGTTCAACTGTAATTCTCCTCACCCCTCGAATACAATGCCGTCAACAACAAGTCCGTTAGCGTCCGACACGGTGAAAGCCCTGCTACCGTCAAACGCAACCTTAATTGAGTTTGACCCCTCTGTGACTAACATGTTAAACGCTGATCCGGTTTTGAATCCATAGAAATACTGGATCCGTTCAACTCCGGAAGCGCTGGAGTGATAACGAACGCCGATACGGCTGGAATGCTGTACAATGTTTGAAATCATTTCAGCAGACCAAATTTGTACGCCGCCATCCGATCGGGTGTCAATCGTTCCTGAAGTCCTGTTTTGTGCATCGCAAATTTTACGTTGACAAATAAGCGTGTTGTCGGATTCAATATTGACCCCAATATTGTGTTTTTCGTAGCCGTAAAGCTGGGATCCGCGTTGCAACCGAATACAAGGTGTAGTCGGCCATTCTTTCAGGGTGCCGGACCCACCACCGGAAAGGACTAAGGTTGTGTTAAGCATGTTGTAAGCGGTTTTCATTGAGGAATAAATCAAATCAACATCGTTGCAAATTAGTTTATTCACATTCACCGCGCGGATTGTGTGCGGTAGGTTTGCTTCATTGGTGTTTGAATTTGCAATTTCCAAGTTATCCAGCGTGACAGAATTGCAGTTGTGCATAACCAATCCCATCAATTTAGGTCTTGTGGTTGGCGGATCACTGGAAGTGTACCGGCCGGAAATGTAAACATTGCCACCGTTTGCAATATTAAACCATCGGTAGGATCCAGTTGTACCTTTTACGCGTATTTCTAATTCTTGATGATAAATCGGACAGGCTAACAAGTCCATGGCCTGAAAGATTTGATTGAATGGATTGCCTTTTGTGCCATCAGGTGACCGGTTCATGTGGTAGATTCCGCCGGTGTCAGCGTCCTTGTCAACGTAAACAATATTGTTGAAACTGGAATATCCCACACCCTGCCCCTGCGTGGTGGTCTGCTTAATAGATGACGGAGTACCCTGCAACAGTGAACCGCGCCAAATAGAAATCATTGAATCCGTTGGGTTTACGGCAGTAATGCCCTGCGAATTTGCATATACATAGAATTTATCGTTTACAGTTATATCTTCAAATTCTCCAGACCAAAAACGCTGATTGTCCAAATATTGGGGAATGGTGAATTGCCGAAGGTAAACGCCCGCCTTATCGTAAATGCGAATGGTGTTAGGTGAATAAGTGAGCATTACAAAGGCAGTGGCGTTTGCCTTAACAGTTTGCATAATATAATCAAATCCGGGGTTTGAAAGCGACACCCTATTTCCCGCGGTGTTTGTTGCCGGGTTCCATTCGTACACGTTCAAACCTTGGGAAATGTACATTTGATCGTTCGTTGCGTCATAGGCAACGGAAGATACCGCGCTTTCATTGTATCCGGAAGGTGTAGAGTATTTTTGAATTGTTGCAAGCGTTGTAGGATTCAATTCAAAGATTGTCTTAGAGGGCGTGCCGTTCAATTCGCTTGTGGCAACAAAAAGGCTATTTCTTTTTGAATTATAAACAATTGAATTGGCATGGCCTAAGCCCTCAATATCACGGCGGGTCACCTGGGCACCGTTTGAATAGTTGAATACAACCACCGCCGCCGTGGTGGGGTGCAACTCCAAGGTGTGCCCCCGGGGCACAAAAGCGCAGGCATAATAGTGATTGCCACCAATTGTATATCGCGCTCCGCCTTGGTTCACTGGGTAGCGCTCTGTTTCCTGTTCGGCATTGGCAAGGTTTTCACCACGATATGACCAGCCCAACAGCCAGCGCTCAAAATCAATGTATGTGGAATGTGGTTGATTTTTGAATGTTACAAAATCCTTTTTCAGTTGAGCAATTTCCCGCCTAAACTCATCAAAATAAGGCTCGCAAATAACAGCAAGAATTTCTTTCAGGGTGCCGTCATCGTACCATTTTTGCAATTGCTCCGTGACTGTTTCTTTGATATGCTTATCAAGGTTTTCCAGCAAATCAATTACATAGTTTATTAATTCATCGTAACTGTTCACTTTTTCAATGACTTCATTCATTTTCTTTAAGACGCCATAAAGCAATTCTTCAAAAGACAATGAATCATCGTAGACCTGTGGCAGAATGCGATTGCAATAGAAACGCCGAAGTACCGCGATCGGGTCAACGTCTGGCTTTGGATAGTTCATATTTTTCCTCCTTAATACCATAACGGCATGAATAAATCTTTGTATTCATCGAGTAACTCGGAATAAAGTCCGTTTACTTCATTTTTGAATTGCCGGAACACTTCCCCGGCAGGCATGGTTAAACCGGTTATTGTTTCGATTTGATTTGTTTTTGTCGTGGTGTCATTGGTGTTTGTGTTTGATCCTTTATCAGTTGCTTTATTTGAAGCGGTGTCAAGATTTGCCCGGTCTGCGTATTCAATAGAATTGAAGTCTTTTGCTTTCATAATATTGCCAGGTAGATCACTTGCCGCCCCGCGCATGGTTGAATTGGAATCGTTTTGATTTGAGAAAGAACCGGTTGACTTGCTTTTCCCTGTGGCATTTGAATCTGTTTTGCGATTAAACTTTTGATTTGCAACCGCTAAATCTGCGGTCATCTGTGCGAATCCGTCAAAGGCTTTGGTGTAGCCGGGCATTACTTCCATGCATTTTGATTGAAGTTTTACTTTCCAAAGATTGTAAGTTTCAAAAGCAAATTCATCACTTAAATAATGGAAAATAAAAAGCGTTTCAAAGTATCGTTTGAAGTCCTCTATTTTTTGCGGGGTTGGGTACGAAAAATCAAAAATTTTGTTACGCGCAGATTCAACGCGGGTATTCAAAGGCTTATTTCTGTTTTCACATAAATTGTTTACAACAACTTCCAAACTGGTTGTATATCGTGCCATTACTCCACCCCCTGCGATTCATTGTCCGGATTTGCGCTATCATTAAAGGCGGGTTTGTCGCTTTCTATAATTTCACTTTGTACCCGCGGCTTTACGGAAATATTCAGGCCGAACCGTTCATTGATCTGCTTGCAAGCGTTTTTCCGTTCATATAACATGTTTTCCAAGTTAATAGACACAAATTGATTATTTGCGTTGACTTCATCTGTGATAAGGCGCTCGGCTTTTTCATTTTGAACATTGTTAACACCAAGAAACGAAAGAAATTCAGCTTTGTAGCTTTCAAGCAAGGTATATAAATCTTTAGCCACCAACGGTGCGCCGGTGTTTACACTGTCAAAACAATCGTTGAAATCATTGTCCTTGTCAATGAATATATACCCCTGCGAGCCATCGTATTTTGCAAAGAGATTTGCAAGCGCTAATTTTTGATTTGCCGTGCCTTTTAGAATAACGGGTGTTTTTTGTGCATTAACATTTATATCAATTATTTGTTGCGTTTTGGCGATTTTGTCAACAAAATAGTTTATATAGAAAAGTGTTGGTGTCCACATTGGATTATTTTTAATCAGCACAAATTCGTCTGCATTGTATTCTTGGTTGAAGTTTATGGCATACCCATTGATTTTTACCGGATAGCCATACAGATTCAACACAGATTGATCTGCCGCGCGCAAGCCTAAAAAACCTCGGTCGCGATCGTTGCAGAACGCGGCCTTGCCGTCTTGGATCAATGCGAATTCTAAAAAGTCCGCGTCCACCGTGTCCGGGAGGTTTTCCCATTCAAAGACTGTGGCGGCAATGTTCATAAAGTAGCATTGATAAATTTGGTTTAATTGTGTCGCAGTTAAGATTGAATTGAATTGCCCGGCAAAAGTTCCGTTTGTGGCTGGACTGTGATACAGCGCAAAGGGTTTTGTGTTTACAGGATTGTCCATTAGAGCGCCTCCCTGTTATTTAATGAATAGTTGCCAAAACTATCAAAACTGTTGTTTACATAATGCCAAATCGTTACGCCTGAATTGAATATAGATCGAATTAAAGCGGCTTCCGATGCTGGCGCGTTCACTTTAAGGTTGCAATCAAGGGTTTGTATATAATTCCAATATTTTCGTGTGTGTTTCCATGAGGAAATAGGGTGCCATTCATTAATAGCGTACCCATACAAATCAAGGAAATCATCAATTGGGCCACATTCATCAGGTAAGGGCGAACAGTCAACTAATCTAAATTTACAGTTTTCGCTTGATATGGAATTTGTATCGCTTTGGTTGCCTTTTGTTGCAACCTTTGAATCAAAAGCGGAGACAACATTTCCGGCTGTATTAACAAGTCCTGCCAATCCTGACGCCATACCGGCTACATTCCCAGTTGCCGCACCTGTAACAAATCCGGCAACGTTTCCAATAGCACCCGCAACCGCATTCATTCGGTTAAGTGAACCTTGAACGCCGCCATTTTCGTTATACCCGATTTGCATTTCAAACGAATAGGGAACATCAAAAACCGATTCGGCAGGTTTTGAATAGTTTTTCAACTTTAACTTAAAGCCGTTGGAACCAATCGGCCGCATTTCGGCTGACATTTTAATGCTTTTTCCTTTTATGAATTCAGGGCGCAAGGGTTGACTAAAGCCGTTATAATTATAAACAATATAAACTCGACACATGGAAGTAAGCATTTTTTTGTTTCGCGGAGAATAGCCGCACGCTAAAGTGTTTCCGGCAATTTCTGCTTCTGTTTCTAAAGTCATGATAACATTTTCCTTGCAATAGTTTATTTCAACACCATTAACAGTGATGGGTACAATCCAACCAGTGTTTTTTAAATTTGAATAAACCCAATAAGGAACGCAACGAAAACCTATAATATCTTGCCGTCGATCCGTTGTGCCTGCGTACGCGTCAATTATTTTTTGAATAACATTATGGTCATAAATAAACCCCGCGTATTGACCAGTCATTGAATCCAACTTACCGTAGCCACCATAAACCCAACCGGTTTCACCCGCTCCGGGTGGCCTTGACACGCTCAAAATCGACCAATAAGGAACCCATGAATCACCACCTGAAAAAATTTCAATTTCCTTTTCATAGTCGGCAGGTGCTCCCACCGGCTCAGGTTGCAACCATCGGCCAACGGTGTCCTCGTTAACTTTAACATGTCCGCGGGCAATCATTGATTTATAATATGTGATATTGAATTGGTAGGTTTGCCAATAATCGGTTGTAATATAAATCATTGCAATGTCTTGCGCAATATATTCAACACGATCTATGAACGCATAATACCATTTTTTGTTTCCCTGACGGTTCACAAAATCTTGGTTTTGATAGCGGCAATAATTGAAAGCTTCAAACCTTGCAAAGTTACCCTCGATCCTGAACGCTTGATCTTTTTTGATATAATTGAACTTTGTTGCGCTAACACCTTTTTTTGCTAAACCATCAAAGGCGGCGACTTGCGCCGCCGCCGTTGGGAAATCAACAATGGCATGGCATTCATCGGGTTTGCCCCATGGAACTGTAAACAGATCCAATCTTGTTGTTGGGTGTGTTACTGCCATTGTTTTACTCCTTTTATGTTTTTTCCGTCACTCGAATGCTGAAAACATATTTGCCAATAATATTTGCTTTATTATCATATACAAATAAACAATAAGTGCAAATAAGCGGCAGATCAACAAATCCAGCGATTCCGTGGAGATAGGTTGATTTCACTGTAACCTTGAATTGATCCTTATTTTCACCAGTGATTGAAACTTCCAAATCATAAAAACCGCGCTCAATCCATTCCTTGGCACTTACTTGCATAAGAGCTGAATACCCCAGCGGTTCAAAAATCCCCGATTCAACATTATCATACGCCACATCAACAAGTTGTAACAATCCGTTTACATTTTCCGTCTTTCCGTATGTTTCACCGGAGAGAACCGGAACCGTTCTTGTCTCGCTTGCTTCTGTTTCGGGTGGAGTTTCAATGAAATTTACGCCATAATCACCGGCGGCAGGGCAATCAAATTCAAGGCTTCCGTCATGATTGAATTTTTTATATTTCAACATAACGGTTATACTGTAAAATTTACAACAACCGCAACCGGTGTTGCTACACCGTCGGCAATAATATTGCAAAGAACAGTTGCCTTATGGGTGTTATCGGCGGTTGAATGGCCGGTGAAAGTGATTGTTTTTGCGGTGGGGTCAAAAGTGATCGTTACATAATCGGCCAAGGTTTCAGCGGTGATTTTATCCTTTGCGGCACTTTCAAGTACCTGCTCAAATTCAAGGTGCATGTTATTCACCTTGTAATCGGCGGGGGTAGTTGTATAATCAACCGTCTGCGTAGCGTCTGCCGCTTCCAGTTTCACAAAGTTTTCGCCGGTTGCTTCGTGAAAGTCGGTGATTGTCAAATCCTGCAAAGCGTCGGCTTTAGGAACTTCAAACACCATAGCATTGGCAAAAGGGCAAATACCATAGATTTGCCAAACATGAAAGAAGTATTGCCAAGTCAAGGAAGAACCGATAAAATCTTCGGCCGCCGTTTGCATGTTGTCATAGACCTGGAACAATGCTTCATCGCAGATCACAAAACCAATATCAGAAAGGGTTTTCCCGGTGCGTTTTCTGTTTTCCAAATCGTAGTTATCATAGTCAAAAGAATCAACTACAATAAGATTATTGCGGAAATCGGCTTCAGCCATGTTAAAAGCCATTGCAAGCACCTTAACGCCCAGCTTGTTAATCAAATCGGAACGAATAATAATTACAATTCGGTCAGCTTCTGACCATGTTTCCACAGGGTCACCGACTGCGCCGGGCTGGTTGATATAGTTGTTATAGGCTGTAGATGGAAACGTCATGTTCATGGCAGTTTCGCGAATAGTCGCTACCATGTCTTCCGCTTCATCTTTCGTGGCAGGCATTGTCATTTTGCGTCCAAGAACAACATTGTTTGCGTAGGCGTCAACAATCGCCTGCTTGAACAAATTGAATTCGCGAATCTCATTGCCGGAAAATACCGAGTTGATCTTGGCGGATACAAAGCGATTAAACTTTTCATAGGAAACAAAAGCGCCCATCAATTCCTCGCGGTTGATAGACAGCGGGAACACATCCTGCCGGTTTCTGCTATAATAGGCCACCTTGGTGTCACCCTTGTACAGCTTCAAAATACCGGACAGATTCTCACCGTTGTAGCCCATGGGGTTGACAGGGTTTTCATAAATTTGCTGAACATCAGTGCCCAACGGATAAGGGCGGCCTTTCTTCAACCGCGCAAGTCGGTTGGTATAGCGCTTTACTTCGACTGCCGTAAACATAATTCTATCTACAAGAACAGAAATAAATTCGTTTGTGTGCGCCTTGTAATTCAAGATCGGGTTTGCGAATTTGCTAATATCGTCACCCTCGGCAAGAACAGGAATATCAGCCTGCGCGGACTCACTCATTATAGAACGAACGGCATTCAGCGTTTTTTGCGCTCTTGCGGCTTCGGTCATTTTCTTATTAGAACTCATCGAAAAAATCTTCCTCCTTTAATTCTTCAATTACTTCATCAGGTGATTTTTCGTCATTGGCGGGCGGGGTGTCCTCGGGTTTGTCAATCTCGAGTTTCTCGCCAACTTTCATCATCAGGTTGCCGTTGATCTCGCGAATTCGGTTGTTATCCTCGACAAGCTTTGCATTATCGGCGGTCAGCCGTTCAATCTCGCTTGCATAATCAACAAATGTATCCGTGATTGTTGCAAGATCGGGGCCGATCTCGGTTACATCTTCCGCTTTTGCAACACGGTCAACAATTTCTTTGATTTGCTCTACGGATAGGCTCATTGCTATTACTCCTTCATAGTCTATTATATATCATTTTCTCTACTTCGCTTTTAATCTGTAAGTTTTCAAAAAACAATCTACCCGCCACTGCAAAGGACTTAATCTTCTTTAGCTCGGCTCCTGCGTGCGGCCTATTGCTTTCTGCTATTTTGTTTACAGTAAATGGATTTGTCTTAGGGTCGCCCGATTGACAGGCGTATAATGCTTGCGAACTGGAAGCAAAGAAAAAATATATTATATTGTTATTGGTTTTGATATTAAATAACTGGATTGAATCCTTAGGTTTTCTCTCGATTTGTGAATAGTCATCGTTTAGGAATGATTCATTATTTGCGTAATCATTATATTCAGGTAAATATTTCGTTGCTAATTTGTTTTGTGGCGTTGTGGCTTTCGCAAATGCTAATTCATTTGTTGTGGATAGCATTTCAGCGTATATTAAATCGTTTTTGAATAGCGGTGTATAGTTGAATTTTATTCCGAATGCTAAACAGTAAGGGTTTACCATTGACAAGGCATTTGCCAACATGAATACCTTTCCATCTTGACGGGTTCGAAATATTGTTTCTTGCAAGTCAGTGAATACTCTTAATTCATTTGGTAGATAGCGGCGAAATGATGATTTATTGTCTATTATGAATTCATCATATACTATTGTTGTTACCGCTGAAAAATCATCAGATCCTTTTAATATATCGGCGTTTGTCAGCGCGATAAATCGCCCCGCCTGCTCGCCGTCTATATAGGCGGTTTTGCCTTTGATCTCAAATTTGTGATCTGGATAGTTGTTTTTGTGTTTTGTAAAAAATCCGTCTGTGGCTTCTTTTATTTCCGTTTTGTACCGGCGAAGCCATACAAATTGTTTTTTACTTTTTAGATACTGTTCGATCACATACTTTTTTAGCTGATATGTTTTTCCTATGCCGCGGCCGCCTATTAAAATATTTAAGTAGCGGTTATAGCTTAGACATTTTCTTAAACTGTAATATCTCATAATCGGTCGGCGGAGAAGTCGCACCCCGGATCCACCCGGTGCAGTTTGGCGGCCGACTCCTCGCCGGTGGGTCCCACCTTTACTAATGCGCTTTTATTCTCCGCCGCCTTTACAAATAAACAGAAAGGTTTATGCACCTTTCATTTATAATTATAGTTGGTAAAAATTGTTTTGTCAAGGATTTTCGGTAATTACTTGATGTATATTTTCATATTACAATCTGTATAGAGCAGAGACGGAGTTGAGTTGGTTCAATTGGGGAAAGTTTGTTTGTTTACTAAAATGAC